GCTTTTAATGGCGGCATCGCGGCCCTCTCGCGTAGTAACGTCAAACAAAACGCCTTGATACTTTTGCTTGAGTTCCGCCAATGCTGCGGCAGTCTGCGAATATTCAACAATGCTAGTCAACTGCTTAACTTCTGATTTTTCATTGCTCATTTCTAAATCTCCTGAATTGTTCCGTGATTTAAACACTGACATGAATACACGCAAGACGGGTTATCTTTCGTATATGCGAATACAAGCGCACCGCAACTTTGGCAGCGACCTATTGCAACCATTCCTGCGTATGGATTAATCATTTCGCCCCCAAAAACAGCCACAAAACAATCAGCGCAAAATAGACCACGATCAATCCTTTCGCCATTTTTTCCGTAATGTTTTCGCCATCATCGTGCTTCCCCAATTTCTTGCGGCGGTCGGCGTAGTCTTGCAGGGTGGTGCGGTAGCGGATTATCATGATTTAGCCTCCAGAGTGGCAATTGCGGCATAGCATTTAACGATGCAATCCGCGTCTTGAATGTTCGGATACTTTGCCTTGAATTTGGCGTGATCGGATATAACGGCATCAACGGCCTCCCGCAGCCCCTTGCATTTCTCCTGCTCGGCGGCGAGTTCGCGTTCTAGCTGGCGAATACGGTCGCCAATCGTCGGCGCATCGTTCATCATCATTGCCATTCCTGATGGCGTGTCAGTGCTCATGCTTCCCACTTTATCACTGAAATTTCCTGCTGTAGCTGAATCAACGAATCTTGCGCGGCTTGGAGTTGAGCGCGAAGCCCATCAATATCGGAGCGAATTTCCCTATTGGCACGCTCCAAACTATCCACATTGCTATTGATCGTGCGCATTTCATCGCAGCGGCGTAGGGCTTCACTGGCCTTCCTTTCAATGTCGTTTAATTTCCATTCAAAAATCATGCTTCCCCCTAGTTAGTAAGGCGCTGCCCGTTATCGCCGCCCGTTGCGGCATGTCTGTATATTCTCACGGCTATTTGATGCGCGTCAAGCTAATTATCAATCAAATGTTTTTATAGGTTAGCAGTCGCTTACTTATGACCGTTTTTACTTGGGAAACGGCTTCGGAACCAAGAATATTCCGTAAATCGTGCGCGTCCTGACTTTGTAAGCGTCTACTAACTGATGGATGCGCTGCCGAGTAACGCCGCGCTCTCTCGCCGCCTCGCTAATCGTCTGCCAGCCCTTAACGTGTGACTTCGCAATCTCGCCTTTTTTCATACTCGCTCCATGTGAATGATTGGCGAATTATGATAGCCGCATTGATGCCCGTCAAATATTTTTGTTGACAGCTAATTTTTTCGCGTGGTTTAATGCAAGCGTCACTTAACGGGAGAACGAAATGTCTGATTTTATCTGCTACGTGTTCGCAAGCGTAATTTGCATGGTGATGGCCGCATTGCCGGTTGTTGCGTTTATTGAAGCCTTCGGGGGATAACATGAAAGTCACTATCAAGGGTTTTGTCCACTATCGAAAACACCGCTGGGAAGATACGGCATCTTATGTGTGCTATCCGTGTGCGCTGGAGAATTCGCCGGATACATTGCCAATACTTGAGCATGATTTTGAGGTTGAAATTCCCGATACATTTGACCCTATCAACGCGAAAATCGGCATCCTGCGCCAAGAAAAGCAGCGTATCCAAGCCGAGGCGCACGTTAAAGCCGAAAACATTGAGCGGCAGATTCAAGAACTGCTCTGCATTGAAAATAAGGTGTGCGCATGAAACTAATCTTAGCCATGCTCCAATTCCTACTCAGCAAGACCGCCAAAAACGCCGCCAATCTGCGCCGCGAAATATCTAAGGTTGCGCCGAAACGGACGAGGAAAACGGTTAAATGACTGCCGCAGAAAAAAATATCATGCAAGCCGTCCTCCGCTACAACGGCATCCCCGACGCGGAACATGCGGAGCATATCGAAATGTCTCGCGAGGAAGGCCGCAAAGCCTTAAACCGTCACGCATACCGCAGCTATCGCATGATCTGGAATAGCTGGACTGAATTGGAAAAACTCATTTATTCGCGGGAGAATGTATGCCGCCCGCAATAAATCCAGTGCGCGGCACCGATCACCCGCTATCCAAACTGACCGATGACGATATCAGGCTTATTCGTGAGTGTGTGGCAGAGCGTGAACGGTTGCGCGAGGAAGCGCGACGATTAAGCAACGAGGCACTAGCGGAAAAATTCGGCGTTCATCATCGGACGATTGAACGGGTTACGCAGTATCGAGGATGGATTCACATACGGGAGACAGCATGAATTACGACGAGTTTTTAAATAGGAAAACGCACTACGGCGGATTGGGCGATATTACAGACCCGCATTTACCGGACTTTCTTTTTGACTTTCAAAAAAGTCTTGTCGATTGGGCTGTGCGAAAAGGCCGCGCTTCAATTTTTGCAGATTGCGGTCTAGGCAAAACACCGATGGAACTGGTATGGGCGGATAACATTGTCCGCAAAACGAATGGCCGCGTGCTGTGTTTGACCCCGCTGGCGGTAGCGCACCAGACCATAGACGAGTCCGTCAAGTTTGACATTGAAGCGCATCGCTCTGTTGCTGGCGAGTTATACGATGGCATTGTGGTATCAAATTACGAGCGCTTGCACTTTTTTAACCCGAATGATTTTGCTGGCGTGGTGTGCGATGAGTCCAGTATTTTAAAATCATTTGACGGTTCTACGCGGCTGGCTGTTACTGAGTTTATGAAAAAGATCAAGTATCGGTTACTTGCAACTGCGACCGCTGCGCCGAATGATTATATTGAACTCGGAACCAGCAGCGAAGCGTTGGGCGATCTTGGTTATACCGATATGCTCACCAAGTTTTTCAAGAACGATCAAAACACGATTAAGCCGATGGTATATCGGCATCATGGTTCAAACTTTGAAAAGCTCGACGACCGCGCTAAATGGCGCTTCAAAGGCCATGCGGAACTCGCTTTCTGGCGTTGGGTATGCTCATGGGCGCGGGCCATGCGGAAGCCTTCTGATCTTGGCTTTGATGATGGCAAATTCATATTGCCGCCGTTGGTTGAGACTGAGCATTTAGTCCGCGTCAACGGAACGCCTGACGGTATGCTGTTTAATCTTCCCGCCGTTGGCCTGAAAGAACAGCGCGAGGAACGCCGCCGCACGGTTACGGAACGCTGCGAACGTGTTGCTGAAATATGCTCACAGCATAACGACCAGTCGCTAATCTGGTGTCACTTGAATGACGAGGGAGACTTACTGCAAAGCATCGTCAAGGATGCTGTGCAGGTTAGCGGCAAGGATAGCGACGAATCGAAAGAGGAAAAATTCATTGCCTTTTCAAAGGGGCAGATAACCAAGCTGGTCACTAAGCCAAAAATTGGTGCTTGGGGCTTAAATTTTCAACGCTGCAATCACATTACCTTTTTCCCTTCGCACTCGTTTGAGCAATATTATCAAGGTGTGCGCCGTTGCTGGCGTTTCGGTCAAGAACGACCCGTAAACGTGGACATCGTAACAACCGAAGGCGAGGCCGGGGTTATGAAAAACCTGCAACGAAAAGCAAAGCAGGCCGAGCGCATGTTTGAAAGTCTTGTGTCCGAAATGAATAATTCAATGGCAGTTAATCGTGATAACCGATTCACCAAAAAACAGGAGCTTCCGTCATGGCTGTAATCGACCAGAAAATTACCGATCAATACGCAATCTATAACGGCGATTGCTGCGAAGTGATGGCAACACTTCCGAATGATAGCGTCCACCTGTCTGTATATTCGCCGCCGTTTGGTGGCCTGTATCACTACAGCAGCAGCGAAAAGGATTTATCAAACTGCAAGGATTACACAGAGTTTTTTGAGCATTACGAATTTGTTGTTAAGGAAATTCGCCGTATCACAATGCCGGGGCGCATGACCGCCGTTCATTGCATGGACGTTCCTAGCGGTAATTGTGGAACTGATTACCTGATTGATTTCCCCGGCGATATTATCCACCTACATGAAAAAAATGGGTTCCGGTTTATTGCCCGTTACGCAATCTGGAAGGAACCGTTGGCCGTTCGTAATCGCACGATGGCTAAGAATCTGGCGCACAAAACCATCGTTGATGATTCGTCGCGCTGTTCGGTTGCCTCTGCGGATTATCTTTTGGTATTCCGGCGCGAAGGCGAAAACCAGATACCTATCGCGCACCCGATTGGGCTTTTGGAATATTCCGGAGAACGCAAGATGCCGAGCGAGTTATTGCAGTTTCGCGGCTATACCGGAAACCAGATCGAAAACCGCTATTCGCATTGGATATGGCGGCAGTATGCGTCGGCCTTTTGGGATGATATTCGCATTGGTCGCGTGTTGCCGTTCAAACAATCCCGCGACGAAGAAGATGAGAAACACGTTCACCCGTTGCAACTTGACGTTATCGACCGCGTTATTACGCTGTGGTCAAACCCCGGTGAGGTTGTGCTAACGCCATTCCTCGGAGTCGGTAGCGAGGCATACGGCGCGGTGTGCATGGGGCGTAAGGCAATCGGCGCAGAATTGAAACCATCTTATTACCGGCAAGCTGTTAAAAATATGGAAGCCGCACAGCTTGGTAAAAAAGATTTAGACCAACTTGATATTTTTGCCGAAGATGCCGCCTGATTCAATAATTTGCACTTACGACATCACCGAAACCGAATCACAACGGAAAGCCCGCGAAAAATTAGGGCTTCCGTTGCCGAAATACTCATTCACCGTGGAGAGAGAAAATGGCCCTGCCGAACGGAAACGCAGCGAGAATCAGAAAAGCTCTGGCAGAATTCCAGCAGGATTCGACGACGCCTACAGCGCAGATGGTGGCGAGTAAGTTAGGACTGCCGACAAGGAATGTCAGCAACGCGCTGTCTCAGATGCACGATGTATATCGGCATCGTCCGAACCATGCGAACGTGACCGTGTATAGCCTGACGCAGTTTCAGGTGCAATCCCGCAAGCGTAAATCGTCCACACTCACGCCGCCGCATTATCACAACTGGCAGACGCCGGAACTTACTCAATCACGCTACGACATGCGCGAGGGCGGGCGGTTGGCTATGGATGGGCCGCGATGAAAAAAACATATCGCACAAAACAGGGGCGCGTAGTTTTACGTTGCGTTGTTCGTGATGGCGATGAGGTTATCGAAGTCATTGAACAATCAATGTTTAGCGCGGAAATAAAAAACGCAATTCGCAGAAAACATTTTGCATGGCGTTTTGAAAGCGCAATTAAAGATGGGCGCACAATTCAGTTTCATTTAAAACAGTCTGAATCATGAAAAAACCCACCTTCCGCCCCGGCCTACGCGACCAGCAACGGGCGGTTAAAGCCGCGATGCAAGGCATGGCGCGACTGCACGGCGTAACGCTGCCAGAGGGCGCACTGTCTGACGTGAAAGACAAAATAACCAGAGGGCCGCGAACAGTGAAAACCACGAAGCCAGAATCCGAGGTGCAATCGGAGATTATAGACTACCTGCTGGCTCATCCAAAGGTCGCACTTATCGAGCGCATCAATTCCGGCGCAGTCCATACGCCTAACGGTGGATTCTTCCGCTTTATCTACATTTTCGTGCCGCATCGTTTTCGCAATTCCCGAATTGAGAAAAACGGGATGCGTGCAAGCGATTTATCGGTCATGCTGATTGGCGGCAGACGGTGCGAGATTGAGTGTAAGGCTGAAGGATGGGCTAAGCCCTGCAATGAGCGTGAGCATGAGCAGGCTGCTTACTTGGGGCACATAACCGCGCATGGCGGAATCGGATTCTTTGCTCAGAGCGTTGACGATGTGCGGAAAAATCTTATTCTGAATGGGTATTGATATGACCGACTTGGAAATGGTGAAACGGTGCGCGGAGAAGATGGGTTATGAGTTTAGTGATGGCAGCGGGACAGTTTGTGTCTCAAAAGCTGGCGTTGGTAATTACGACCCTCTGACCAATGACGCGCAGGCTATGGCGCTGGTGAAACGGTTTGGACTGTGGATTGAAGCCAACGACGATGGCTCGAAATCGATATGGGTAGTCACTGGCGACCGCGTGTGCGGACAGAATGAACGGTTTATATCTAAAGACCTCAACCGCGCCATAGTCGAGTGCGTTTCACGTTTGCCTGATTAACCTAACGCCGGGAACCGTGCAGCCGTCCTGCACCTTCCGCCATTGCATCAGCGGATACCGGCACCCTCATAAAAATTATTGACAATACCTATTTTCGTCGGCACAATTCAAGGTGCCTTTACCCGCTTTTTTATAACAGTTTTGGCCTTAGACAAAGGAGATATTCCGATGCGATGCATTGACT